CAATATATAAACAAATCTCCTATAACTAAGATAATGCAAAAAACTTTCACAGCGGAATATAATGAACACATGAATTATTTAAAAGCATTAGAAGAATTACCGCCTATTGAAAATTGGTTTAAGAAAATGCCAAAGTTATATAATATGATGAGAAATGATACTCAAAACTTTGATATAGCGTTAACTATAGTAGATAATTGGCGTGAAGCCGCTATAGGAGATTGGGTTAAATCAGATGATGAATGTTATATACAGATCTTAAGAGGGGGAAGCATGAAGGAGGTTTCTGGAAAGAAGCACTCTTATATAGGCACATGCACAGGTACATTCCCTGTTACAAAGAATGTAAGGTTAGACACTAGCAGGAGAGAGAATATATATTCTTTTGGAGGAGGCCCTGCTGGGGAGAATAGAGATAAACTTACTAAGAGTGAATCATTATTTGTTGCTTATGCATCGTCAGGAATGGATCATGAAGAGGCTTATCTAAAAGCTTTTAAAACTAAAAATAAACGATATGCCTGTAAGAAGGCATCATCTTTATTAAGAACAGATAGGGTAATAACCGCTATGAAAGAAGAATTAAAGCCAGTGATGGAAGAGTTAGAAATAGATCCTACGTTTGTCCTACAGGAGATTAAAGATGTTATAACTTCTACGGAGAAAGACGAAACAAAACTTAAGGCTCTGTTCAAGCTGGCTGACATTATGGATATGGAAGATAAAAACAAAACTACTGTAACTCAAGTATCTGGAGCTCTGTTTCAAGGGTTTACTACAGAAGCATTAGAAGGTGCAGAAAGACCTAAGGAGATAGATGGTTCTTGAGATTGGCAAAACTTTAATGCATAATTCTGATGAGGATAATACTGATTCTAGGTTAAATGAAATGAAGATCCATGGTGAAGGTTTCTTTACGGACTTTATGAGTAAGCCAAATATACCTATTGATATACCAGAACCTTATGGTAAGTTTGCTGTTAAAAAGTTTTATGATTATGGTCTTCATAAATGGGCATCTCCTGATTATTCAGTAGTAGGGTGGTCAGCAAAAGGTCGCGATGGAAATAAAAATATAGGGGAGGGTAATCAGAAAAGAGTTGATGCCCTTACGAGTGCTGAGGATCAACTAAGTAGGTTTTTAATGACTGGAGAGTTTTCTGATGGGCCTTTGACTTATGATGACGATGGAACTTTTTATCTTACAGAAGCATCTGGCGGGTGGATGCAGCGGGATTTAGATAAATCTTATGCAAATGCATTTGATCAGAATTTAGCTGAAATGGCATTTAAGGTGGACCCGGGATCTGGAAGGATAGGATTATTTCAAGATAATGCTCATCCTTTATTTGGAGATGTTTATTTTGGGATTGATGGAAAAATTGATGATGCATGGGATATTGGGGTAGATCCAGGTGAAGAATGGACATCTTGGACTCATTATGCGAGAGATATTGGGGGTAGATTTACAGAAAAACCCAGATTAGTAGCTCAGGCTAATAAAAGATTCACTGTAGATATCGGTGGGTCCCAGGGTCGTGATGGACAAAGAGTATATAATAAAGATAGGGCCGTGAAGAAACAAAACCAGGTTAATGATATTATTAATTTTTTAAACCATCCAGATAATATAGATGAGGTCCGAAGGCATATTATTGACCCTGATTTTATCGAAACTGATACAATGGGATCTGGCTCTTTATATGATCCTTACGAAAAAGGCGATAAAGTTATTGACTACGGAGGATATGTTGATATTAAAAGATTAGCCAAGCAAAATCCTAAATTCTTTGAAATATTAGATTATGAGAAAAGAGGATTCGAGCATGCTCGTAAACCCTGGTATTTAGAGGGAGGTTAATTAGTATGAATGATTCTATTAAACCACGACCTATATTAGATGGGGAATTGCAGCCTAAAAAGGTTAGGATTGAAACTCCTATGGGTAATATTGAAAGTGATAGTGGAAATCACTTAATAGACATAGGTACTATTATAGTAGTGATGTTAATATTTTTCGCAATGCGCAAATTTTTTCAGGTTACATAATGCCTGTAGATTGTTTTACATTAAAAGATTTAACTATAAAGGTTCCTTCTCAAAGAGAGGATGACCCAACTGAAGAAGGAGAAGAGCAAGATGACTAATTTTAGAAATGAAATGGAAAAAAGATATTATGACCAGGCTAAAAACGACCCTGATTACGAAGAGGGCGGCTGGAAAAAAGATATAAATTTAGATGGTATGAGAATACCAGGACCGCCTACTACATATGAGAAATCAGATGCATATAAAGAGAGCAAAGTATCTGGAGGAGCACGTTCATCTACTGAGAAAACAGAAGCAGGATCAGGTGGATTTGATTTCCCTTTAATTGAGAAGGGTATAGAAATGGGCAAGCAGGCATTTGATTCTATGAGAAAGAAGAACGAAAGCCCTGCTGATGATTTATTTAAAAATCCTGAAGATGCTAAGCAGGAATCTAAGATTGTTGATAAATATATGTATATGGGAGATGGAGAGAGATGGGCTCCTGCAGACTTAGGTGGAGGAAGGACTCCTGCTACGGGTCATGATTATGAACGTTCTGCTCAAGATCAATATGATGTGTTTATTAAAGATACTTATGATCCAAAAGACTTTGATCACGATATTGTTCAAAATATGGACGAAGGTCAGGAATATGGATATTGGCAAAAGAATTTTGAAGATATGTATACTCATTTGCAAAAAAAAGGAGCATCTCAAGGGCAAATTATGAATGAGACATTATCTTATAGAATGGCGGTTAGGCATCATTTAGAGAAAAAATATGGTAAGCCAGAATCAAAAGAGCCAACAATAGAATATAGATAAGGCTTAATGCTTGGCTAATATAAATTTACATAATGTCTCTGAAATGGAGGAGCAGTTAAAATTAGCATCTGAAGATCTAATAGCATTTGGGAAGCTATTTCTGCCAGATGATTTTATGAGATCCGAAAGTCCTTTCTTTCATTATGAGGTAGCAGATGCATTGTTAAATAAAGATTATCGACAGTTAGGAGTGATATTACCTAGAGGACATGGCAAGACAGTACTTACGAAATGCAATATTGTACATGATTTTGTTTTTGCGACAGGCCCCTTATTTTATGGTTGGGTTGCTGCATCATCTAAAATTTCTGTACCAAACTTAGATTATATTAAATATCATTTGGAATTTAATGAAAAACTGTTGTATTATTTTGGTGATTTAAAAGGGAGAAAATGGACTGAAGATGATATTGAACTTAAAAACGGCTGCAAGCTTATCTCGAAATCAAACCTTTCGGGTATACGTGGAGGAGCTAAGTTACATAAAAGATACGACCTTATCATCTTGGATGATTTTGAGGACGAAAATAATACCATTACGCCTGAGTCTCGTTCTAAAATTGCGAATCTTGTTACGGCTGTGGTTTTCCCTGCTTTGGAACCTCTCGATGGGAGGCTTCGTATTAATGGTACGCCTGTGCACTTCGATGCGTTTACTACAAGGATACTTAACGGGCATGTCAAAGCTCAAGCACAGGGCGAGGATTATTCTTGGAAGGTAATTACCTACAAGGCATTACAAGACGATGGAACTCCTTTATGGCCAGATTGGTTTGGTCACAAGGAAATGGAGAGGAAGAAGAAGTTTTACGCAGATTCTGGACAACCTCAAAAGTTCTATCAAGAATATATGATGGAGGTTCAAAATGAAGAGGATTCAATCTTTAATAGAAATCATATTAAATATTGGGATGGGGATTTTTACAAAGACGAAGACACTGGGGTTAAATATATTAAAACGGTTGAAGGCACTGAGAAGCCTATCAATATTTTCGCAGGGGTTGACCCTGCTACAGATAGCGCTCGTAGGGATAGCGATTTTAGTGTTATATTGGTCGTGGGCGTTGATGCTGATAATAATTGTTATGTACTTGATTATTTACGGAAGCGGTCTTTACCTGTTCTCGGAATCCCAGGGGAAGATAAAAAAGGTATTGTCGATCATATATTCGATTATAACAAAATATATGACCCGTCTCTTTTTTGTATTGAGGATACCACGATGTCAAAGCCAGTGTTCCAGGCAATTAATGCGGAGATGCGTAGACGGAATGACTTCACGGTTAAATACTGTGCGGAAAAGCCTGGTAACCGTATGTCAAAAAGGGATAGGATTCAAGAGATATT